CGTAGCCCTTCTTGATCTCCGCGAGATTCTTCTGCGCGGCGGCCGTCGCGGCGGCGTCCTCCTTGCCGAGTTGCCGGTTCCACTGCTGGAGTTCGATCACCGCCTGCGAGTACCGCTGCGCGCCTTCGAGTTGCGCCTGATACTGCTTGAGCGACTCGCCGGTGAGCTTCGCGACGTCGTCGGCCGCCAGAACGGACACGGACGAGTATTGCTGGAGGGCGGAGACGGTCTCCTGCGCGCCGGAGGCGAGCCCCCGGAAGGTCGCCTCCAGCCGCTTGTTCGCGGATTCGACGTCGTTCCCCGACATCTTCGCGAGCCAGCCGCCGAGTTCCTTCCCGTAGTTGGCGGCGATCTCAAGCGCCTCTACGAACCCGGCCGTGACGAGCGAGATCGAGACCGTCTTCGGCAACTTGTCGAGCGCGCCGAGGACACTTGTCGTCGTGTTCTTGAGGACGTTCCCGGCCTTGATGAAGTTGTAGAGACCGTTGACGGCGTAGAGCCCGAGCCCGGTTCCGATGGCGAGGGAGAGGCGTTCTGCCGCGCCGACGATGCCGTCCATGTTCTGCGAGAGGGACCGGAGCGCCCCGGCGGCCTTCTCGCTCGCGCCGGTGCTGTCGTCCAACTGCCCGACGAAGTAGGTCCACTCGTTCGAGACGGACTGAACGGCCCGGCCGATGGTCTGCGGGAGTTGGCCGAACTCGGCCTCCAGGGTAGCCCGCTGACCCTGGATCGCCCGGAGAACCTGCTCGGAGGCGAGCTTGCCCTCCATCCCCATCTTGCGGAGTTCGCTGCGGGCGATGCCCATCCCGTCGGCGATGGCCTGCGCGAGGCGCGGCGCCTGTTCGAGGACGGAGTTCAGTTCCTCGCCGCGCAGCACGCCGGACGCGAACGCCTGCGACAACTGGATCATGGCGGCGCTCGCCTCCTGCGCCGTCGCGCCGGAGACCGCGAAGCCCTTCGTGATCGTGTCCGTCAGTTGGGATACCTCGTCCTGCGTCAGTCCGAGGTTCTTCGTAGACGTCGCGAGGCGGGCGTAGAGGGAGGCGACCGATTCGAGCGCCGTCCCCGTCGAGTTCGAGGTCGCCCGTACCGCGTCGAGCGCCTCGTTCATGCCCTGCTGGCTCCCGGTCGCGATCTTGAGCCGGGCGGCGAGGTTGTTGTAGGCGTCAGCGGTGGCGCCTACCGACTTGGCGGTCTGCACGAGCGCGCCGAGGGAGAGCGCGGCGCCGGCGAACTGCGCCATCTTCTGGAACGACGCGGCCGTCGCGTCGGCGCCCTGCCGGACGGAGTCGAGCGCCGGCCTACCCTTCGCCCCGAGTTGGCCGAGCGAGTTCGCTGCGGCCCGGGCGCTGTTCGCGGTCTCGGTCAGGCGGGTATTGAGCGCCTGCTCTGCGCTCTGGACCGCGCGGAGATCCTGGCTCAGTTGGCGCTGCGTGGCGGCGAGGTTCTGGGTCGAGACCCCGGCGTCCGCCATGCGGTTGCGGAGCGCCTGGAGGGAGACGGCCGAGCGCTGCCACGCGGCCTCGGTGCTGGTGACCGCCGCGCGAGCCGCCTCGAACTTCGCCTTCATCTGGTCGGTCGGCGAGCCGCTCTGCGCGATCTCCCGGCCGAGTGCGGTAGCCTTCGCCCGCGCCGCGTCCATCGCGTCCTTCGTGGACACGACCTCGGCCTTGAGCGCCTTGAAGTTGTTGACGAGCGCCTGCTGGTTCGCGATCCGCGCCAGTTCTTTCTGGAGCGCGGCAGCGTGGGCCTCGGCGGCATCTGAGGCGACGCCGAGCCCCTTGATTTCCTCTATGAGGTTCGCAACGTCCGAAAGGCCTTCGGTGGCCGCGCGTATGCGAACGCCAACAGTAGTTTCGGCCATGACTCACCGAGAAGTGGTGCGCCGTCCGTGGCGCGGGGAGTCCTGGGAAAGAGCGATTACCCTGCGAGGGCGCGGTAATACTTCGACTTGCCGGCGCCGGTCTTCGTCGTGTCTGCCTGGAGCTTGCCCTCAATCGAGAGCGCCGCGAAGTCGTCGCCGATGAGGTCGATCTGCTTCGCCGCGCCGATCTTGACGCGGAACAGTTCGACGTTCATGACCTTGCCGCCGTTCGCCTCGTTCACGCCCTCGAAGTACATCTGGAGGGTGACGGCGGACGCGGTAAGCGCCTCGATGACGTTGTAGCCGGCATAGGTGTAGGTGACCTCGATGGTCGATCCCTCGGCGCCAGTGAACGTGTCGAGGATGTAGATGCCGCCGGTCCGGACCTCGTAGTCCGTGCCCGCCGTATAGGTGACGGTCGCGCCGTCGTTCTTGACGGAGACGGTCGTCGGGTTCGGGTGGGCCAGCACCACGAGCGAGTTCTTGTAGGCGACATGCTCCTCCGACGTGACGGTCGCGCCAGCGACGGCCGTCGCCTCGCCGAACACCGCGCGAGCGAAGTTCGTCGGGTTGAGGTCGGTCATGTCGAAGGAGACCGGGATCGCCTTGACGCGGTTGACCGAGGCGTAGACGCCGCCGCCGGCCTGCGTAAAGTCCTGCTGCTCCTTCGTCTCCTCATCGAACCCAATCGTGAGCTTGGAGACGTTGCCGACGTGGACGAGGCCCCCGGTCACGCCTTCCTCTTTCGCGTAGACCTTGCCGGCGCCAATGTAGGGGTAATAGACAACGGGTGCAGTCATGGTCATTGACTCCTAAGTTGCGGTTGAAAGACGGCCTCGTCGCCAATGACGCGCCGAAGGATCGCCGGACAGTCCGGCTGACGGGCGATGCTCGCGAGTAGCTCGGGATGGACGCGCGAGACGAGCCAGCGCATCGCGTCCACGACTTCTCCCCATGCCTCCACGAGCGTCCTCTCGCGAGTTCCGTTCACCATCACGCGACCTCGCTCCGGGCCTGCTTGACGAGGCCGAGGATCTGATCGAGTAGCTCGGGGAGAACGGTGGAGCGCGCAGCCGAGACGCTCTGCTCGCTCGCGAGAAGGCAGGCCGGAACCCGGTAGAACCAGTGGTGTCCGAACTTCGAGACGTTCTTGTTGGCCGCGTAGCGCGTGCAGCGCCGCGAGACGTATTCGGCCACGACCCACGCCTCGCCGCGCGCGTCGAGGGTATCGTGCAGCGCCGCGAGCGTAGCCGGACCGATGATCCCGTCCTGTGACGCGTGAACGATCTCTTGAAGCGCCATCGAGGCGAATCCCTTCCCCTGATTGACCGCGCAATCGAGCATGATGAACGCGAGGCGAGGCGCGAAGTCGGCGACGCGCCCGGCCGTCGGCGCCCAGTATTCGTCGGCGTAGATTTTCGCCGCCTGCGCCTTCGTCAGATTGCGGATGTCGAGGCTCGGGTGCGCCCGCTTCGAGATCCCGAAGTTGGTCTCGCCGCCCGGGTCGTCCGGGTTGTTCGCATACCCGCCCTCGATGTCCGGGCGGAGGATGAAGTCGATGGCCGCCTCGCGGATCATCGGAGCGCCTCCGCCTTCGCGAGGAGTTCGGTCTTGCGGGCGCCGCTCGCGGTGCTGCCGACGTAGTAGGTCACGCAGGCGATCCAACTCGTCGCGAGCGCGCCGAGCATCGTGTAGAGGACGTCGGCGCCTTCCGCCGGGGCGCCCTTGAGCAGCAGGAAGAACAGGACGCCGAAGAACCCGAGCGTGACGATGAGCGTCAGGGCGCGCGGGGTCCAGATGTCGCCCGTCGCGACCTCGCGTTGGCGGGCGTTCGCCCGGTCCTCGTTCGCGAGCCGGTCGATGTCGACGCCGAGCGCCGCCATGTCCTTCTGGAACTGGATGCTCGCCTGCTTGAGGGCGATCAACTGGTCGGGGCTCGCCGTCTTGACCGCTCGCGCGATCTCGTCCTCGGAGACGTCGGTCTGCCCCTCGCCGAGGATCGTGTCCACGATGACCTTGGTCGCCATCCCGGCCAACGGAGTCCCGAAGGCGGAAGCGAGCGCGGGCGCTATCGTCTTGACGAGGTCTTTCCAATCAACGTCCACTCACCACCCCCTGAACCAATCGGCGATCTGTACGACGGCGAGGAGGACGACGAGGACCGCGCCGACGATGAAGACCGGATCTGTTCCCGTTACCGCCATGACTAGCCGCCGTTGTGGAGCCGGTAGAAGAACTGAACGCCGGCGACGATCAGCGCCGCGCCGACCCCGATCCCGACGACCCACGCCTTGAGGCCGGCGAGGCGCTCCGCGCATATCTGCTGCGCGTCGGCGAGCTTGCTGACCTTGCGGCTGATCTCGTCGTCCTTGTCGAAGTCCACGACCTCGTGCGACTTGAAGGCGTCGAGCATCTCCTGATGGTTCTTGTCGATGGAGGCGAGAACGTCGCGCCGCATGACGTCCATCTTGTCGCGCAGGGAATCTAAGCCCTGCCGGAGGAGGGTGATCTCTTTCTCGTGCCCTTCGAGACGTCCTTCCATCTTCGACATCCGCTCACGGAGCGGACTGATGTGCTCGTGGATGTCGATGCGAAGGCGCTCGTGTTCCATAGTTTCCTGCTCCAGCATTACGTCCCAACTCCAAGAGGTCTGCGCGCGGTAAAGGTCTCCTGCCAAATGAGAACTTGATCCGTGTAGCCGACGGGCGCTGCGTCGCTAAACTCGAAGGGGAGGCGCGTCGAATCCGGCCGCCAGCGCCACAGGGCGCCGCGAACGGAATCCGCGAGGGCGCGGAGTTCCTCAGACGCGGCCTCGCCGCGAGCGTCGCTGACGTTCTGGCACGCGATGACGACGGCGAACGACTCAACGAGGATCCGGTAGCGTTTGGCGCCGTCCTGAACCTCGATGACTTGCTCCCTCGCCGGCATGACGAACGCGGCGGGGAGGACGGGCGCCGTCGCATCCTCAAGCCCGGTGTAGTCGGCGATGCCGGCGACACGCGCGAGACTCGGGACGGCCGCTTGGAGGCGCTCGATGATGGGGGAGAGATTCAGCACCGTTCACCCCATCCTCGCCAGTAGCTCGTCAGTAAAGATGAGGTCGGAGGAGGAGACCGCTATGCCTCCGCCGGCCTCGCCATCGTTCGCCGGGAGCGCGCCGGCGATTACCGCGCGCCCCGCCGCGACGTCCTTGAGCCACGCGATGGCCTCCTCGTACCGGGAGCGAACCTCGTCGGTGACGCGGTCGTCGTACAGCATGAAGCGCGCGATGTCGCTCGCGCGGCGGACGAGATCCGCCGGGGTCGGGTCGGGGATGATGAAGCGCCCACCCAAGCGACTGTCGATCTCCGCCGTCGCGTCGGCGACGGCCAGATCGACAACCTCCTGGCCTATTTCTCCCGTGCGAGCGCGGTCGGAGAGTTGGATGATCTCCGCCTCTCCGAACCGCGTCGTCAGGTCTTCCGTTGTGCAGTAGCTCATCCGGTTCGCCCGGGCGGGAGTTACCCCGCCCGGACCTCTCGGTTAGTTGCTCGTCTTGACCTCGACCAGAACGGCCGGGCGCAGGCAGAGCGGCAGCGGGTGCGACTGCGTGTGGACGATGTAGCCGCGCCCCATCTCCTCCTCCATGACCTTCGCGTAGTACAACTGGCCCATCTGGCCGACGGTCTCGTTGAAGTCCGCCGGAGCCGCGAAGGTCTGGAAGGTCTGCGTGGTGCCGACCGGGAACGCCTGACCGTAGTCAGCGGTGATGAACCGCGTCCCGTTCACGCTCGCGCGGTACTCCTCGAAGGTGATCGAGCCGAAGGTGAAGCCCTTCCGCATGTCACCGCCCAGCCTGTTCGCCGCCTCCTGATAGTTGGCGTAGGCCTCCTTGACCTTCGCGTGGTTGACGAGCTTGTCGAAGAACTCCTGCGAGACGAGGGCGCGGACGCCGGACGCCATCTCGCCGAGGAGGTTGTCCTCGATATGGCGGACGACCTCCATGCACTTCCCGCGAACGTCGGTCGTAGACGTCCCGAGGACGAAGTCCACGGACTTCTTGACGATCCCGAAGTCGGTGAACAGGTCAACGATGGTGTTACCGCCACCGTCCACCACGACGCCCTTGAGGGCGCCCATGCGGAGATATTCGAGGGTCTGGTCGTGCTTCGCGCGGGCGGTCTCCATCCGCTGATTCAGGTACGACGCGACCGCCGCCTGACCGTCGACGCCGAACTGCCGGAGGCCGACGACGTCGTAGGGGGAGACGCGCTCGTCGTAGACGAACGACGGGACGGTGAACGTCCGGACCTTGCGCTTGCCGATGGTTCCGACCTGACCCGGGGCGCCGTACTCGGTCGCGGTCAGCAGGGAGAGCGAGCCGCCCTGCTCCTCGACCATGACGGTGTTGTTGATGACGCCCTTGACCGGGAACAGGCCAAGCTCGTTCAGGCGACCGTAGCGGTTCGGGATGACGTTGATGGCCGCGCTTATGTCGGCCGTGGTGAAAATGCCGAAGGGGTTCATGGTCGTCCTCCTCAGATCGCGCTACGGCAGAGAATGTTGAGCGCCTTGAGGTCAACCACTGCGGCGTCCTTCTCGCCTTGGGTGGTGACGCCGGCGCCCCATGCGAGGGCTTCGGTCGCGAGAATGGCGGGACCGCGCACGAGCGCGACGCCCTTCTTGTCGCCCCCGCTGGCATCGACGGCGAACAGCAGGATGCCGCTCGCGGTCTGCGAGCCATCGACGGCGTCGTTGTCGTAGGCCTTGACCTTGCCCGACGCGGTCACGGTCCCGAGGACCGTTCCGGCCAGGAGGTTCTGGCCGGACAGGACCGTGACGGTCTCGCGGCAGAACTGAACCTCGGGCGCCTCCTCGTACTTGAGGAAGTCACTGAGTTGTGCGGCTTCGGTGTAGGTGGTCATCCTTCAGTCTCCTCAAGCGTGGTAGCGAGCCTTCGCGGCCTTCGTCAGCGGGCCGTCGGAGGCCGGCTGCGCGGAGGTCGTGTCGGTGGCGGTCTGGTGGAACAGGTGCTCGGGGACCGGGGCCGCCAGCGACTTGACGAGGTTGAGGGTCGCGGCGAACTGCTCGTCGGTCATACCGAACATGACCTCCTTCTCGGCGTCCGCGAGCTTGAAGGTCGACAGCGCGGCCTCGCGCTCCGCCTTTACCTTCGCGGCGAACTTCGCCCGGAGATCGGCGATCTCGGTAGTCAGTGCCTCGTTCCGCGCTTTCTCCTCAGCGAGTTCGGCGCGGAGCGAGTCGAGTTCCTGGGTGTTGTCAGGCATCGGTGGCTCCTGTGGTTTGAACAAATGCGCGGAGGTGCGCGGGTCGGCGCCGACGGGGACGAACGAAAGCTCGCGCACGGCGGCGTTCTCGAAGACGGCCTCGACGTTCAGTTCGCGGCCGTTGAGGTGAACCGGCTTGCCGCCGGTCTTGCGGACGTCGGCGTTGATCCCGACGGACAGTTGAATCGGGTGGCCCGCCTTCATCAGGGCGGTCACCATCTTGCCGGCCTCGGTGACGGCGTTGAGCTTCCCGACCGCGACGAGCTTCCCGTCCTCGACCGCGAGGTCGGCAAAGCCAGCCGTCGAGCGGATCGAGTTGTCGTGGTCGATGAGGACCGGGGTCGGGTTCGATAGCTTGATCGTCGCGAGGTCGATGGCGACGTCGCCGTGGAACCCGTAGTCCGTAATGACGTCGCCGGAGTAGGCGACGGCACGGAACCGGCCGGCGGACTCCGGATCGAGGGAGACGTCGGCGGCGAAGCGAAGGAGGCTAGTGTCCATGCCGCGTAGCATGGGAGCCGCGCGGCCCGGCGTAAGAGTGACGCTCGTCAGTAGCCCTAGACGGGCGTGAGTCGGATCAACCTCTGGATCATCTGGACGATCTCGCTCTCCATCGACGGCGGAAGGCCTCGGGAGTCGGGCAGGAACGGCCGGGCCGGGATCTTGATCGTGTAGGGGCCGGTCGTGTAGCGGACCGTCCGCGCCTTCTTGTGCCGGTCCTTCGCGAACACCGAGCGCCCCGCCGCGTTCTTCCGGAGCCGGACCCACGACGAGTAGGGCGCGCGGTTGATGGTAGCGCCGAACTCGTGAGTGGGGCCATAGACCCGGTCCGTGCCGATCAGGACGGAGTCGCCCTCGACCTTCGCGTGGAGCGAGTTCCGGAGCGCGCCGGTATCGAGGAGGATCTTGTGGCCGCCGGACCCCTTACCCTTCCGCCGCTTCGCGACAGTCGAGGACTTGAGCGGTTGCCACGGGGCGCCGTAGGGGTCATGCGAGGTCTCGAACGTCTTCAGCGACGAGTTCAGCACCAAGTCGCCGATGTCCTTGAGGAACCACCGGATGTCCCCGGATAGGCCGGCGAGGCGCCCGAGCAGGCGCGACGCCTCGGAATCTACGACCTCGACGGTGAACATGGCGCCTCCTAGTAGACCACTCCGGGGCCGCCGTCGTCGGTGTCGGCGATCTTCTGGGCGATCAGCGCGGCGTGAGCGGCCTTGAGTTGGTCGGGGACCGTGAAGAACTTGTAGAGGATGACGGCCAACTCGGCCGGGCTTCGGTACGGACGCCGGACCGGGTAGAAGGCCGGATAGGGGTCCGAGACGAGACCGCCGTCCTCGATGACCTCCTCGATGGCGTCGATGACGCGAGGGGCCATCGGCCCGGTGATTTCTCCGGTCTCCGGGTTCCACTCGATGTAGCCGGCGAGCGGGTTGGCTGGGTCTAGGATGAATTTCATGGCGCGAAGTAGAAAAGGAACCCGAGGCAGAGATCAACCATCTCCGGGTCTTTGTTGAGCATGGCGGTCAGGTCGGAGCGGTGGTGCGGCGAGAGGACGCGCTCCATCGACATCGTGATCATTTCGAGCGGCTTATCCTGCCAAAGCCCGGACCATGTGTACTCCTTGCCCATGTACGGGTGGATGTAGCCGTCCGGCCGGCACTTCTCGTCGGCGCGGTAGCCCTTGCCGAAGTTCTGGAGCTTTACGAGAGGCTCGCCGGCCGTCCTCCGCTTGTAGAGCGCCTCGAAGGCGTCATCCATCTCCGGGAGGACGTTCTGGAGGCGGTGGAAATACTCGTGGATCATGGTCGAGACGCCGTCAGACTTGATGACGGACTCGCCCGGCGCGACGTAGTCGATGCGCCCGATCTTCCGGTAGTGGCCGGAGCCGGCCGGCTGGTAGTTCATATCGTGCCAGCCGCGCCCGCTCGTCCCGGAGACGTAGGTCCGGCCGCGCGCGTTCGACTTCTCGATCCACGACGTCGGGATTGTCGACATCGCGCTCTCGACCATCGGCTTGGTCTTCGCCGAGAGTTTCGTCGTCGCCATCTTCCCGCCGAGCTTCCGGGTCGCCGCGAGCCGGTCGAGCATCCGGGTCCGGAACTCCTTCCCGAGGTCGGAGCCGATGACGTCCGCCCCATAGACGTCGTTCGGGTCGAGCGCGGCCATCGTGTCGCGGAGGATCTCCTCGCGCATCGTCCTGCCGGCCGCGATCCACTCGTCCAGGGTTTGCGGTTGCTTGGCGAGCGCCGGCGCCGGCTTGGCGAGCGCCTTCGCTGCGGCGGCAGCGGCGACCTTGGCCGCTGCCATGCTGGCCTTCCGCTCCTCCATGTTCTTGAGCGCCTGCTCCATCTGTTCGAGCGGGTGATAGCCCCAGCCCGGGTCCGGCTTCGCCTCGGCCGGGATGTCTTCGAGCGGGGTCGCCCCGCCCATCCCCGCGACCTCGTCGGCCGTCAGGGAGCGGAGCGAGCATCGGCAGTTGTGGCCGAGCGGCGGCGAGTGGGTCGTCCAGAACGGGTCATCGACCGGGCGGACTACGCCGTTGAGCGCGCGGTGCGACGGCCGCGTCCGCGAGTCGTTGATGGCCGAGTAGCGGAGATAGGGTCTCTCCTTCTTGGCGAGGTCGAACGCCCGCCAGTGGCCCGCCTGATAGGCGTTCTGGAGGTGGTTGCGGAGGATAAGCTCGACCCGCCACCGGGGGAGCCCCCAGCCCTTCGCCATCGCCTGCCGCTTGAAGTCCTGAAACGTCCCGCCCTTGGAGAGGATCCGGTCGTTGAGGAAGTCGAGGACTGCCTGGATCTGGTCGATCTGCCCCATCCGGGCGACGGAGAACGTCCAGGCGCGCATCCGCGCCGACATCTGGGGCATGTAGTAGGTGTCGGGGAGGACGACGCCGCGCTCGGTCGCGGCCTTGATGGCGTCCTCGAACGGGAGCGGGAAACCGATTGAGAGCATCAGCGCAGCAGGGCGAGCAGGATCGCCTCATCCTCCTCGACGTTCCGGCGGCGCCGCTTCCCGCGTACCCCGGGAGCGAGGCCCGGCTGCGACGGGGGAGGCGGCTGGGAGCCGGACTCCTTCCACGCGCCGGCCTTCCACGCCGACTCCTTCCAGGCTCCGCCCATCCACGCGAGGAGCGCCATCAGTACGGCTCCGCGTAGCCGTTGAGCAGGAGCCAGTCGGACAGGTTCGGGCCGCCGACGATCTGAACCTCGGCGATCCAGCGCCCGTACTTGTCGCCCTTGCTCGTGCTGATCGTCACGTCCGGCGAGCCAGCGAACTCCTCGGCCATCCGTCTCTTTAGTTCCTTGCCGAGATCGGTCGACATCTCCGGCGCATCGACGCGCGCGAGCCGAACGCGGACGCGGTGCGTGATGCGGAACCCGAGGTCAACGTCGAGGTCGAGCGTGTCGCCGTTAACTACCTTCGCCACCTTCGCGTGATACGTCCACATTACGCCGGACCCCACTCGTTGCCGGTCACGCCGGCTCCGCCGACGGTCACGGAGTTGATCTTGCGGAGATCGACGGGAATGGTCGTGGCGGCGAGCCGCGCCATGATCTCGTCAGCGATCTGGCCGACGCTCGGGCCGGACGAGCCGGAGGTCGCGATGGCCTGCGCCTGGACCGGGACGGTGTACTGGACGGCGACGTTGAAGTTGCCGAGCGTCTGAACGACGGGCACGCCGCCGCCCTCCACGAACAGGTTGCCCGTGATGATGAGCGTGTGGTTGCTCTCCATCGGGCGCACGCGCCAGCCGTTGAGCAAGAACAGGTAGGGCGGAATTGACAGCCCGCCGCCGAGGTCGTCCCCGCCCACCTGACGGAACGCCGGCAGCCACCGACCGTTGTTGGTGTCCGCGTCCAGCCAGTCGCACCATCTCGACCACAGCTCCGCCGCTGAGACGGAACTGGAGTCGAGGACGATGCGCTTGGTCGGCCCGTCGAAGGTGATGGGCACGTCGCCTCCTTACGCGGTGTAGGCGCGGTCCTGCTCGGCCACCAGCGAGATCGTGATGCCCTTGGCACGGGTGATTGTTCCCGTCGCGACCACCGGCTTCGCCACGCCCTTGTTGCCGGCCACGACCACGATGGGCGCGTCCTCCGCGTCGGAGCCGGCCCCGCGCTGCACGTTGCCGTCGTAGTCGTAGGTGAAACTGATCTGCCCGGACGTGATGGCCCCGGCAATCGGGCTGCCGTCCTTGTCATTGACGGTAATCGCCGTCGCAGTGCCGTAGTCGTCGCCAGAGTTGTCGCCAGCATCGTCGTTGGCAAAGTACATGCGGTAGTAGCCCGTCGAGCCACTGGACAGGAACGAGTTAAACACCAGCGAGCCGGCCGCCGAGTAGGGGTAGGTGCGCTGAACACTGTTTTGGTCCAGGAACACGACCCGGTTGAGGTCGTTGGCTTGGATGTTCTCGATAAACACGCCCTGCGTGGTGTACAGCGTGTCACCGACGAAGTAGCAGAGCTGGCTCTCGGTCTTGCCGTTGACCGTGCCGCCGCCCTCGTCGATGTCCGCGTCCTGCCGCAGGAGGTACTGGATCTTGGTGTAGATCTGCTCCAGCGTCGCGTTGTTGCCGTCGATGATCTTGCGGAATGGGTAGCTGCCCGCGCCGATGGTCTTGTTCTGGTCAGTGCCGTAGTAGGTCACGTCGATCCCCGAGTACGGCGCACCAGCCATTGAACCGTCAGCGGCTTGGATCTTCAGATCACTGCCGACTGCCACAGGCAGCGACACCTTGAACGCGCCCGTGCCAGTGGCACCAACGTCCGTCAGGTTAGCATCGTCGTAGGTGTAGTTATACTCACGGCAGAAGATCTTGAAGTAGGTCCGGTTGTCGAAGTCGCCGTTTGCGGCGTCACCGTAGACCTGAATGCCTTGGTTCGGGCTGTCGGTGAACGTGAAGTTGGCCGCCGCCCCGCCGCTCGCCTTCTGGTAGTAGAACTGCGCGCCAGCCGGGAACCCAGACGCAAGAGCGACGATGCCGACGTACTGGCGGTTGAGCGCGCCTGCCGCGCTGTACTCAGACCAGCCGCCGTCGCGGAGCATCTGTCGCGTGGTGTCGTTAGCCGGTTTCCAGCCGTTGTAACTACCGCCATCCGTGCCAAATTGAAACTGGCCCGAAAGTGCGTCGATAGCGTACATCCCAAACGGGTATTTGTTGTATGACGCCAACTCCCATAGCTTAATCAGCTTTGAGTACAGCGCTTGCAGGGTGACGCCGTCTTTGGCAACCAGGTCGCCATAGGCCGCCAGGGAAATCGTTTTTGCCGACGTATCGATCCACAGATTGCCGTCAACACCGAGATTGCCGGACGTTGTAGAAACAACCAACTGATCGGGGTCTGTGCACTTAGCCATTGTGATGTCCTTTTACAGAATTAGATTTGGTTCTGTTTTCATGCTGCGTGACGATGCGCAAATTCCATGGGACGTGTAGCCCGCTTACCGTCTTTCCTCGTAGCGGGACAATGTGGTCAACCTCATGCGGAATGCCCGTTTCCTTGGTTGCGCTTGCGGCCCGTGCGTAAATTTCGAGAATCTGCTTATTGAACGCTTTACCAAGCGCCCTGCTCGGAAGCAGCATTTCTCGTTCCCGCGCTCTTCGCTTGTAAGCATCGGGGTTTGCCCTATACCGGCGTCTATCGGCCTCTCTGATTTCGCCCCGCCGTTCCTCAAGCGCAGCTTTTACCCTCTCAGGATTTTGTTGCTTCCATGCCGTCGCACGCTCAACAGCCTTGCGTTTCCGCTCATCGCGCTTTTCTGCGTATGTAGGGTCAGCATCAAGTCGCTTAAGGTACGCCCTGCTTGCAGCGTTACGACGTGCAGTTACGGCAGGATCGTTTTTCGCCAGGTAACGGCGATTGCGTTCACGACTCATAGCCTTCTGGCGCTCCCATTCTTCTGGCGTGCAATCTACCTTGCGTTTGCCCATGGTTAGCTCACAAAGTTTCGGTCAGCGACCTGCGCGATAGGCAGAGACGCATTGGTTGAGCCGAGCAGATAACCTCTTACGGTGTACGGGACGTAGCCCTGCTTGTAGACGCAGACATCAACGTAGTCGCTGGCCGCGTAGCTGTAGCTGTACCCGTAGGACGTGCTGCCGTGCGCGTCCACGTTGACCCGTTCGGTCGTCGTGCCGGCGGTCAGAATCACGATGTCCGATCCAGACACCAGCCCAGTGAGGGTCAGCGTCACGCTGTTGTTGACGACCACCGTCGCGCCCGCCGTGCGGATGCTCGGGGTCGAGCCGCCGCCTGAGATGTTGATCGTCACCGACCCGCTGGCGATGTTGACGTAGATCGCCTCGTTACCGGTGCTGCCGTTGCTGCTGGCGTAGCTGGTGAACGTGTTACCCGTAAAAGTGATCGTGCTCGCGCTGCCGGACACCTCGATGGCGTGGCCGGTGCCGCCACTGGTGAAGGCGCAATTCGAGATATTGTCCATGTCCGCTAGCGTGGCCGACGTGATCTTGCAGTTCTTGAACTTGCTGCCGGTGATCGTCGCGCTGTTCTGCGTAATGGTCAGACAGTCCGTGAACGCCATCTGGTCGTAAGTGATGGCCCGAAGGTTGAGCTGGCCCGCGTTGATGACCTGCGCGCCTGCTGTGTAGACCGTGGCGCTGGTGCTCATGCTGGCGTGCCAGTCCCATTTGAACTTGCTCTTGGACGAGAACACCGCATTGCGAACGTCGATGGTGTCCGACGCGCCGGGATAGAAGGTCAGCCCGCACACGTTGTCCACAGAGTTGTAGAACACTTGCTTGTCGGTAACGCTGCGTTGCTGCGGGAACTCGATCGCCGCATTGGACAGATCGAGGTAGACCGCGTTGGTGCCGCCATCCCCAAGCTGGATCGGCTGGAGCACAAGCATCTGCGTCGCGCCTTGCTGCAAGACGCTCATCCGCTCCTTACCCTGCGCAGTGACCTTCACAATGTCAGGCACCTTCACCGGATAGCTAGCATTGCCGCCTGCGACTGTCGTCGTGTCTAACGCCCACAACGAACCAAACTGCATGACCGGCGCGGCGAAGGTGCCAGAGACAGCAAGGCCAAAGGCAGAGACCGACGCCGCATTGAACGTGCCTGTCGTGTCAATGGCCGTTGCGCCGTCGTTGATGATAAGCGGCAAGTGCTGCGCTGTGTCCCATTTTGTGCCTGAGCCATGCACCGCCCAGAATTTGAAATTGCCTGCCGACGACGCCATGCCGAATGCGACGCCTTTGCTCGTCGCTTTGCCGATGTTGTCGAGGTTCTGGTAGACCTTCGGCGTTGACGGCTTGGTGTGGATCAGGACGTTCTTGCCAGTGACATTAGGCTTGTTGCCGGACGACAGCACGGTACATGCACCAGCGTAGGTGCCGTCTGTCGTCACCCCGGTAAGCTGCCCCATCGAGTGATAACTGTTTAGGCCAACGTCTGCCGCCGCGGCTGTCGTGCCGTTGCTAAGGGTGCGGCTGTTCAGCGTCGTGCCGAAGTTGGTGGTCACGGTAGCAGCCCACGCAGTATTACCGTTGTAGGCGGTCGTGCCGTGTACCGGATCGATGTAGAGCGAGGCATCCGCCACGCAGTACGCCGGGATCACCGACGCACCGCCTGACGGGGGAGAAATGCCGACAGTAGCGATGACGCCAGCCGCCGTGCCGGATTTGTTGCCGTACACGTCAGAGCCGACTGCGCCAGCGGTGCGCTTGAAGCCCCATGACCAACCGTGCGAATGCGCGGACCCGTCCATCGCATCCTCCCAGGTACACGGCCCTTCGAGGACGCCTGGGACGACTGCACCAGACTCGGAGTTGATGAAGATAACGAGGCTGTTGTTAACCGTCGTGGTCAGCACAGGCATCGCGACACGCGCCGCACTGTTGCTTGCTGTTCGGTAGCCCGTGCCTGCGCCGCCAGTGCCGTTGAACGGCGTTGAAGTGTTCACGTCGCCAATGGCGATCAGGTGGGCGTTGGCCGTCTCCGCAATCGTGTAGGTGAACGTCGGGTCACTCTCACTCGCCCCGGCGATCTTGTACAAGACGCCGACGTTGCAAGTGTTCGACACTGAGAAGAGCTGTGTCCAGCCGCTCGATGACCACGCCTGTGTGGTGCCCGTGTCTGTCGTACAGATCGCCAGCAGCAAATCGTTCTGCTGGTACTGCGGCAGCTTGCACGAGATCGTTGTGGCCGTCGTCGTGCTGTGCAGGTTGAACTGCCAGTCGCGAATGAACGGCATCAGCACATCCTCACGATGACAGCATCAGGCCACCAAGGAACAGGTGGCAGCGGGGGCGGGGGTAGCACCCACAGATACGCAAGCATGACGGCAGTCACTGTTGCCTTTCCTCCTCCAAGAGCGACCGATTGAACAGGAACCAGAGCGCCATGATCTGCGCCCGGTCGTCGGTGTCGGTCAACGGACTCTGCGCGACAGCGTGCGTGAGGCGCATCAGCAGCGCCCGCAGGAATTCCAGTTGCTCCTCTGTCACGGCAGCGACTCCAGCTCGCATTCGATCTCGTTCCACAAGGCGTGCGGCATCTGGATTTCGTTGTAGAGCGCGGCACGGAAGTTCACGCGGCACTGCCGCACCTCGGACAGTAGAAGGCGCAGCCGTTTGATCGTTTGCGCTTGCCGCACCAACGCCTGCCCCTTCGTCTCCTCAAAGACGCGCTCGATGGGGTCGTCCATCGGCCCGAGCGTCACAGCGCCGCCTCGAACGAGCGGCCGACGAGCTTGCCGTTCACCCACCAACGCATCCACCTCACGCCGAGTGGTTCCAGCTTCTCGCGCAGCAGATCGCAGATGTGGTCGTTCATCTCGATGCGGGTGCACGGGGTAATGAAGGCGGTCTCCTCTGAGTCGATGTCCGCCCTGATCTCGCCACGGTAGGTCCGCCAACCCAACTCCCCGGACTCGTCCGGGTCGTGGAGGGCGAAGATGAGGGCTTGTGGCTCAAGCACCCCCCACCTCAGTGAATGGAAGTGGACGAGGCGGATGGCGGCGGCTCCTTTACGGCGGGGCACTCGTCGCCGAGCGCCTCGCGCATCTTCTCGTCCATACACGCCCTGCGGACGGCGGCGGCCGGGCGCCCCATCGAGGTCAGCAACTTCACCGCCTTGATCGTCTGGCAGTGGTCGTCTACGAGGGTGAACCCGAGCATGGCGCCGAGCCCGGACAGGCCGAGCCCGCCGGACACCGAGCCGAGGCAGACGTCGTCGCCGCCGGTCGCGAGGCCGGGCGCGTAGACGTCGGGTACGACGTCGCCGAGGTCAGCGGCACGGGGCGCCGCGATGTTCACGCTCGTCGTCTGGTTGCCGTTGATGGCGTGGGCCGTCGCCTGCCCACCCGTGGCGGTAGCGTTCCCTCCAGTCGCCGACGATGCCGACCGAGAACGGGACGTCGAAAGAGACTTGGCCGATGAGGTCGCTGCCGCGCTCGACCTCGCTGACGGGGAAGACGTCAGCGTGTTCGTCACGCTCACGCCGCCTGACCCACCATTGCCGGAACCGCTTGAGCATGTTGACCCCTGACACGTTTCGACCTTCTCGCCATCCACGAACGTCGTCCCGGCTTGCGCCGCAACGACCGCGAACATCAGCACCCAGAATACGACGAGCGCCCAGAAGACGGCGCGGGACCAACGGATGGGCTCCGGGATGTGCCGCCTCAATTCAGCGTCCTCCCGTCGGTCGCCCCGTCAGCGGGGCCGTCGGTCTGGACCGCCCGCTTGATGTTGCCGTCGGCGTCGCGCTCGATCTCGGTGACGGTCTTCCTCGGCGGGATCTCGACCGTCGCGTTAAGCGTCACCGCCGGGGTCGCCTCGACCGTAACGGAGGGGAGGGGAACCTCGTTGGTGACGTTGACCACCGGCGGTGACTGCTCGGGGACGTTCACGACCACGGTCGGCGCCGGCGGCGGCTCGAACTGTGCCGTGACGTTGATGATCGGGGCCGACGCGGCGAAGGACGCGAAGCGGTCGGCCTCGGGGTCGTCGGCGTGGGCGAAGCCCATGACCTCGGCGGCGAACAGGGCGCGCTCGAACATGGTCCGGAACTCCGGGGATGACGAGTTCCGCATCAGGACCGCCATGCGTTCGAGGAGGTCTTCCGGATCCTTCGCGAGGCGGATGACGCGGAGGATCGCGGCCTCCTCGATCAGCGGCGGGAGGCCGGAGAGGGTGTTGTCGACAAGGCGCTCGACGGCCTCCTGGCCCTGAGTGAACCTCGGGCCGGTCTGCGCCGCGAAGCCTGCCTTGGTGGCCGAGGCGCCCGCGTCCCGCGCGTTCTGGTCCGACTCCGTGCCGCCCCCCTTGGGCGGCGCCTTCTGGCCGTCCTGGGCCGCGTTGGGGTCTTGGCCGGCGTAGGGCGCCAACTGCGGCGGCGGCTCGGGGATCTCGAAGTCGCCCTCGCGGAAGTCGTAGCGGTCCATCAGGTAGTCCTCGGTGAGCTTGAGGATGCCTGCCTGGACGAGCTTCGAGTCGCGGTCGGCGCGGTCGATCTCCAGCCCGGTCTCGTCCTCCATGACGAACTCGGGGGCGGTCCCGCTGAAGCGGTTGAGCGCCCACAGGTTGTTGACGATCTTCTGGAAGGTCGCCCTGACGAGGCGGATGTCGGCGTTGCGCTTGTCCTCGCGGACGTCGTTGTGCACCTTCGCCGCCGCGTAGGAGCCGGACTGCCCGACGTCCGAGGTTAGGGTCTGGCCGAGGATGACGCGCTGATAGCGGCGGATGATGGCGCCCTCGAACGAGGAGAACTGATCCCCCTTCGAGCCGGCGTCGAGGGCGCTTACCTCGTCCTCGGCGTCAACGGCGATCCCGGCCCCGCCGGACGCGGCGGCGAGCGCCTTCGACATCGCGTTGATGTCGCCCTTCGTCCTGGCGATCAGGAATGGCGAGCCGAACCGCTCCAGCCACTTCGCCCAGAACTTCCAGCCGGCTTGGCGGAACTTCCACGGCCAGTAGAGCCGGGAGAGGAGCGCCTCGCCGTAGGGGCTGAGGTAGGTGCCCTGCCGGACGGTCAGAAGGAACTTCAGCGGATCGGCCTCCTCGCCGTTCGGCTCCTTCTGCGAATACCAGACGAGCTTGCCGTCGGGGCGCGGAGAGAACCACCAGAACGGGATCTCCACGACCGCGCCGAGGCCGAGCCCGCCCTCGCGCCACGCATAAACGACCTCGGAGACGGAGTAGCCGTAGCAGACGGCGGCGAAGCCCGAGCGGACGATCTTCTCGACGTGCGGGCGGAGTTCGTCGGCGATGAACTTCGAGGCCGCGTCGGTCCCGGGTTCGAGGCGCCACGGGACGCCGATGATCGCCTCGCGCCGGGTATCGAGGGCTGCGAAGATTTCATCGTCGTATTCGAGGGCGCGGAGGTGTTCGCGGCGGATCCCGAGGTTCTTCAAGACCTCGTCCGGGTCCGGGAACTGCGTGAGCATCGTCAACCACTGGTCGAACGCGGTCTCGACGGTCAGCGCGGCGCGGCCCCGGCGGTCCGCCTGATCGCGCGGGACGGGCTGGATCGCCATCGCCTCAGTGACCGGGGCCGGGAGGTGGGTCTTGCGGGTGACTCGTGCCATCGTTCGCGCCTTCTGGTCGATGGCGCGATAAGAGCGGAGTCTCTCCTCCCCGGTAATCCTGACGGCCGTCAGTTACCGGCTATCGAACAGATCGAACAGGTTCAGTTGCTCCGCCACGCCGCGCGTCTTCTGGACGATGCGGTAGATGTGGCGCTCGGAGAGGCGGGCGACGTAGGTGAACTCGCGGGCGATCTCTGCCGGCTTCTTCCCCTCCTTGAGCATCCGGAGGATCCGGTTGTTGCGGTCTTCGAGCGCCTCGGCCTCGTTCCTCGGGACGTAGAGCGTGTCACCGCCGGCGTAGCGGACGAGCTTGTCGGCGGCCGGGTAGCCGATGATGAGCGCGAGCCGCTCGTAGCCCTCCCCCTCGTACTGCGCCGGGACGCGAAGGTCGGCCCCGCCCATGACGCGGCACAGTTCCTTGGTGGCGTCCGGGCCGATAGCGAACGTCAAGACCTCGAAGCTCATGAGAATACCCTCCCGCCGAAGACAACAGGCTCGCGGCCCGAGGCGCGGCCTATCCCGTGCCACGCGATAGCGAGGCTCATCACGCAGTCGTCGTGTTCTCCTGGGGGAGCCGAGTAGCGTAGCGCGCCGCTCGGGAGTCGCTCCTGATCGAAGGCCAGGAGTTCTCTTGTGAGGTGTTCGTTGTCCGGGATCCGGATCTCGCTGCGCTCGAACGCCATCGCGAGCCCTTCGATGATCGAGGCCTTGGACGCGGCCGTGGTCTGGAAGGCGCGGACCGGGATCCCGTCGGCCTTGAGTTGCTCGATCAACGGACCGCCCATCGAGTTCGACTCGGCAATGACGGGCGCCCTCGGGAAGCGCGCGGAGATCGCCCGGAGCCGGGCGAGTTGGATCGAGTATTCGATGTCCGTGAAGCGGTCGAGACCTATGACGACCTTCTCGCGGGCGTCGAGGACCGTGAACACGGTGAAGTCGTTGTGCCGGCCCCAATCGACCCCGACGACGTAGGCGCGGCCGTCCTGAATGTCGCGGATCGAGCCGAGCGGCCGGTTCAGGGAGTTGTCGATGGCGTCGGTGACTCTGTGGAAAACCCCGCCGCCGTCTGTGAGGAACTCGGCGAGGTACTCCTGCCGGAAGACCCGCTCCGGGAGGGTCTGACGCGCCTCCTCGACCTCCTCGGGGGCGATAAACGGGTTGCAGGACGTCGGCATCTGCCACGAGCGGTAGCCGCTCCGGCCTTTGGCGCCGCGCATCCATAGCTCGTGGAAGAAGTTCCGCCCTTTCGGGGTCGAGAAGAACCACGCATCGCCCCGGTAGTCTGTCAGCGTCGGCCGGATCGCGTCCTCCCACGCCTTCTTAAGGTGCCGCGCCATCGCGGCCTCGTCCACGATCACGCGCTTGTACTTGCGGGAGCGGCCGGCGTCCTCGTCCTCCAGGGTCCAGAACTCGATGGAGCCGCCTGTGACGAGCGCGATCCGCTTCGAGGTCTCGGACTTCTCCACGATGAGCGGGGCGAGGCGGCGCTTTGTCTCGCGCCAAGCGTCATCGAGGACGCGGTAGGTCGGGGCGAACCACCCGACGGGGTAGCCCTGGATGGCGCCCTCCGAGAGGTCGTGAGAGGCGGACGCGCCGGCCGCGAGCATGACGCCCATGACGGACTTGCCCGAGCGCCGGCCGATGCAGACGGAGTTGTAGCGGGCGCGGCCTTCCCAGATCGAGGCCTGCGCCTGATGGAGCGCCGGGAGGACTATGTCCCGCCTCACCCGTAGCTCTCAATGATCCAGCCGGCGAACTCGCCGAAGCGCCAGAACTCGAACCGACCGTCGAGCCCGAGATGCCCCTCGGCGATGGGGCGCTGCACGCCGGAGAGGGAGAGTTCCTTCTGGACGATCTCGTCGGCCGGGACGCCGGTCGAGACCTTCCCGGCGATGGTCAGGCGGTGCATGACGGTCCCGAGGTAGCCTTTCGGGACGGCGAGCTTGTCGAAGATGATGATGCAGCCGCCCGGGCGGGTCCGCTCCCGGAGCCGGTCGATGAGCGGCTTGCGGTAGGGGACCGGGACGAACATCAGGACGAGGAACAGGATCGCGATGTCGAACTCGCCGAAGGGGTAGGTGACGGCGTCCGCGATCTCGATCTTGCCCGGGCCGTCGTACTGCGCCGCCATTTCGGCGGACTTCTCGATGGGGACGAGGAGCGCGTCGCGGGATTCGAGGATCGGCGCAGTGGAACATCATGACCGGCGGGACGGCGCGGCCGAGGCGCTCGACGGACTGCGAATAGTCGCCGGTCAGGACGAAGTCGTCGGGGAAGGCGCAGATGCGCTTGAGTTCGGAGACGGTGAACTTCCGCCTTTCGAGCGGGTGAACGACGCTCGCCGCATCGAGGACTCCGGCGGTCTGGGTAATCGTCGGGCAGGGAAGGTAGAGCGCCGGCTTGACGAGGTTGAAATACTTCTCGGACTGCTCGCCGGGCTGGATCCGGTCCCACTCGGCGCCGATGGCGTAGCGCGAGATGTCGGTCTCCGCGCCCCCTCCCCGGCCGTCGGCGATCTCCGGGATCGCGTCCCGGACCGAGTAGCGGTAGGGGAGCGGCTTCGGGTGGACGGGGTCGAGGCCGAGGTCGTCGCGGACGCCGACGAAGATCGTCCGCTGCCGCGCCTGCGGGACGCCGAGCCATTGGGCGTCGAGGACTTTGCAGGCGACGCGGTAGCCGCACGCCTTCAACTCGCCGAGGATGTCGAGGAAGTAGCCCTTGGCGACGCCCTTGACGAGGCCGGCGACGTTCTCGGCGACGAAGGTCCGGGGCCGGATCTCGCGCAGGAGCCGGGAGAACTCGAAGAACAGATCATCGGTCCGCTGCGCCTTGTCGCTGTACTTCTTGACCTTCCCCCAGCCGGCCGCGCGCTTCCCGGCCGTCGAGAAGGAGGCGCACGGCGGCGAGCCGTCGAGGAGGTCGAGTTCGCCGGCCTTAAGGTCGATGGCATCGAGGATCTCGGCGCCGGTGACTTGGCGGATGTCGCGGCCGTCGAGGATCGTGTAGGGCGCGGCGTTGGCGCGGTAGGAGTCCCGGGCGGCGTCGATGAACTCGGACGCCCACAGGACGCGGAACCCGGCCATGCGGTAGCCGAGCGACGAGCCGCCGGTCCCCGAGAAGGTGCTGATGACGTTGAACCCGTTCCAGGGGAGCGCGCGGATCTCCTCCATCGAGGGGACGCGGTAGGGCGGCTTTTCGGTCATCCGGTCCCGCTCTAGCGGTAGCCGCACTTCGGGCATTCGTAGTCGGTTTCGAGGCCTTCGTTGACCTCCTTGAAGTCGTCCGGAGGCGGCGGATCGGTCCCGAGGGCGAGGAGCCGGTCGAGTTCGCCGACCCCGAAGCCGAGGAGCGAGAGGTCGAAGTCCTCCTCCTTGAGGCCGGCGAGTTCGAGCGAGAGGAGTTCCTCGTCCCAGCCGGCGTTGAGCGCGAGCTTGTTGTCGGCGATGACGTAGGCGGAGAACTGCGCGTCGGTCCAGCCGGAGACGTCGAGGACGGGAGCGGTCCGGTCTGGGAACGGCTCCGCCCCCCGGGCGCGGCCGGGAGCCGGGTAGACCCGACGGCCGGCGTCGTACAGGCGACGGATGGCGGCGAGCGTCCCGTGACCCTTCGCGATGACGCCGGAGCGGACGACGATGGCGCCGACCATCCCGAACTCCTCGATGCTCGCGGCGATCTGCGCGACCTGTTCGTCGCTGTGGGTCCGGGAGTTCCGGGCGTAGGGGATGAGCGTGTCGATGGCGACCGGGCCGAAGCTATTCGGCGTTGATGACATTGCCGTACTCCTCGCGAACGATGTTGATGGTCAGGAGCCCACCCTGCGCCGCCGGGGCGTTCGGGGTTCCCTCGTCAAAGCCCCACGCCTTCCGCTCGCCGGCCTGCTGGATGGCGGTCATCTCGGCGGTGATCTTGGCGAGCTTGGCGCGGTTGAAGGCGGCGCGGACGTTGGCGGCGCGGTCGGCGAGCGCCTCCTGCCGGAGGAGCCGGACGATCTTCCACTCCTCGCGATGGCGCTCGATGACCTTCGCGCGTTGGTCGATGGCCGCTTCGACGGCGTCGGCCAGGAACTTTTTCGGCCCAGGCAAAGTAATGGCGCCGGAAACTTTGCCGCCAAGTTCGCCCTCCTCCTCGCCGTCCCGCGCTCGCATCTGCGCGAGTTCGGCGACGCGCTGGAGGGTTCCGACCTTCGTCCAGCCTTCGGCGCGGATCCTGTTCCGGAGCGCCTGCGGGGTGCAGCCGAACCGGCCGGCGATGGCCGGCGCGGACGCGGTCGGGTCCGCTTCCCATAGCGCCCGGGCTTCGGCCCATTGGTCGGGGGTAAGGCGCGGCATGGTCAGCGGTCGAGGTAGAAGGCGCCGAGGAGGGCGGCGTCGGCGCGGCCGACGTCCTTCTTGCGGCCGAAGTAGAACGTGGCGAGGTGCGGCCACCGCTCCTGGGCGACGGTCCGCGCGACCTCCTTGTCCTCGCCCATGGCCCAGAAGTCGAGCGTCGAGCCGGTCACGAACCGCATGCGCCCGGCCTGGCGGTTCTTGTACTCGACCAGGCCGGCCAGGCGCGCCAGGATCTCGTCCCACACGTCGTCGACGTAGCGCGAGCTCGGCGCGAACCAGCCGGCCGGGTAGCCGGCGGGATCGAGCAGGTTCTTCGGTCCGGTCAGCAGGCGGTGCAGGCCGAATTTCGTTTTCCCCCAGCGGCGGCCGCAGGTGAGCACGTTGTACCGGCCGGCATTCTCTGCCACGAGCTTCTGGCCCGGGTGCAGGATCGGCAGCCGGACGCGGATCTCAGCCACTGGAGCCCTCGTAGACGTGCTCGACGATGATGCGGGTGGTGGCGTCGACCCGGTCGATGAAGTCGCCGGACGACTTGCCGAGCAGCTCGGAGGCCTTGAGGCGGTCGGCCCACTTTGGCGGATTGCCGTCGCCGTCGGCGCCCTCTCCGCGCAGGACGGCGGACCAGAAGCGGCGCCGTTCCTCAGCGGTGGCGATGCGCCGATCGTGGTCGGGTTTCGCCAGCGCCTTGATGGTTTCCCGAATCCTAGCGTCTCCTAGCAGCCGCGCGCCTTCTGGGTCGGGCCGTGCGTACCCTGCCGCCTTTGCGGCCCGCAGCGCATTGCCGCCGTTCGCGAGGTACTCCTCGACGAACCGTTGGCGCTTTGGCGTCAGGCCGCCGCCATGGGTACGCGGCACATCACACCCCCCCCTCGTCGGTGCCGGGCTCGTAGGCGAACAGGGCGCAGCGTGCCGAGGCGGCATCGCGACGGCGGACGCACCACAGGTACCCGGTGATGAGGCGGATCGCGTAGCGGCAGGAGAGGCAGGTCATGCGGCGTCCTCGTCCGACGGCGCGGCGAGACGGATCACATTCGCGGCCGGCCGCAACCCGACTGCCGGCGCTGACGACCCTCCGGCGATTACCCGCTTTGCAGCCGACTGGTCGCCGATGAGTGCGGGAGCCGGGATGGGTTTCCCGGTGCGTGCGTTGTGCGCCTCGCTGATGCCGATCAGCACGCGGGGGTAATCGCGGCTGGCGAGGCGACTACGGTAGCCGCGGTAGCGGGCCTCGAACTCCCGAGCGACGAACGGCCATTCGTCCTCGGTGCGTGAGCCCAGGCCGATCCAGCCGCCCATGTCCTGCACGACGACGTGGATCAGCGGGTCGTCGAACGCCACGGACTGGTAAATGCCGACGTGGCGGATGGCGCGGTCGACCTTTGCCCAAGCCCGCAGGGCGGTGTCTTGGGTCGACCCCTGCAGCATGCGGGTGACGTCAGCGATGCGTGGCATGTACTGGCCGGCATCGGGGTTGCGCATGTGGCGGTTGATGGCGTCCCGCACGGCATCGAGGTCGTACTCCTCCAGGCCCTGCCAGTACATGCCGATCAGGCCGTCGCTGATCTCGCGGCCGTAGTACTCGCCGAGCATCGCGAGCATGGTCACGAACGCCGGCTTGTCCTGGGGCGTCATGCGGATGCCTCCTGCGATTCGAGCCAGCGCTGTGCGGCGGCCATGTTGCGCTGGCCGACTGAGGTGAGCGGGACGATCTG